AGTGGAAAGAGTGAGGAGTTAACGGTGGCTGATGTGAAAGCGTTACATGATCAGATTAAACAATTGTCTGCTCAGCTTACTGGTTCGGTGAATAAGCTGCATCACGATGTTGGTGTTGTGCAGGTGCAGAATGGTGACCTGGCGCGCCGTGTGGAGGCTTTGTCGTGGGTGAAGAATCCGGTGACGGGGAAGCTGTGGCGCACCAAGGATGCCCTGTGGAGTGTCTGGTATTACGTGCTGGAGTGTCGCAGCCGTATTGACAGGCTCGAGTCTGCTGTCAACGGTTTGAAAAAGTGATGGTGGTTTGTTGTGGGTAAACAGTTTTGGTTAGGTTTACTGGAGCGGGCGGCTAAGACTTTTGTGCAAACGTTTGTTGCTGTGCTTGGGGTGACGGCGGGTGTCACCTATACTGCGGAGTCATTTCGCGGCCTGCCGTGGGAGTCCGCTTTGATCACGGCCACGGTTGCTGCGGTTTTGTCGGTTGCTACCTCGTTTGGTAGCCCTTCGTTTGTGGCCGGCAAACCTAAAACCACGGTTGTGGATGCCGGTCTTGTTCCGCCCGACGATGGGGGCATGGTTGAGCCGCATATGGTTGATGTGTCGGATCCTGGCATGATCGAGCCTGCAGATGATGCGGATATTGTTGCCGGCTATGAGCCTCGGCGTGCAGCCGAGTCGGAGGTTGGCACGGTAGATCCGATCGGATGATAAGTGAATATGTGTGTGCCCCAGCGGTGCTGCCACGATCGTGTGGTGGTTGCCGCTGGGGCACTATTTCTGTATATGCGGTGTGGCTATGATTAGTTGCTGTCGATAGTGTCTTCGAGCATCTGATACAGGTGGAGACAGGTAGAGATAGTATCGCTGGCCTGGTCTAGAACGTTCCGGCCGATAACATTTTTGTGGTTGTCGCGGTGGCGGATGATAGCCCACATGATCTCGTCGGCTGCCGCTTGCAATAGTTTGGCCTGGTATGCGATTCCGGCGAGCCAGTCTAGCGCCTCCTGGCTTGCATAGGGGCTCTGGTCCTCGCTCTTGCCACGGGTGTTGCTGTTGCTTGTGGGGTGTCCTTCACTATCGCAGAACCACAGGATTTCGCTGCACTCGTCTAGCGTGTCCTGGTCGATAGCAAGATCGTCGAGGCTGACTTCGTTAACGGTAAGATTCACGTTGTCGAGGGAGATGGGTACACCGTACTGGTTTTCGACACTGTCAACAATGTTTTCCAGCTGTTGCATGTTGGTGGGCTGTTGTTGGACGATACGGTGTATCGCTGTGTTGAGGGTGGTGTAGGTGATATTGTGTGTGTTGTTCATGACTGTTGTCCCATCCCTGTGCTGTCGTCGTTGTCGTCTGGATAGTATCTGCTGTTTGCGTATCCTGTTAGGATGATGAGTGTTTGGTCTGCCCACTGTTTCACAGTCTGCCGGGTGACTCCGAGTCGTTGGGCGGCCACCGAGTAGGTTTGGTCATACCCGTATACTTCCCGGAATGCCGCCAACCGTGCCAAATGTTTTCGCTGTTTGGATGGCTGGCAGGTGAGGGTGTAGTCGTCGATGGCTAGCTGTAGATCGATCATGGTGGCAATGTTGTTGCCGTGGTGTTGTGGCGCGGTTGGCGGGGGTGGCATTCCTGGTTCGACGCTCGGTTTCCATGGTCCGCCGTTCCAGATCCATTGTGCGGCTTGAATAATGTCGGCGGTGGTGTATGTTTGGTTCACTGGTCACCCCTTGAACAGGTTGTCGAGGTTGTCTGGGTTGCTGGTGTTGGTGGTGTCGAATCGTCCGACGCAGTGGCAGTAGTCGTACATGAGTTTAATAATGTGTTGGTGGTCGCCGAGGTAGGTGTTTCCGCTGATGCTGTAGGTGGCTGTGCCGTCTTTGCTAATAGTGTATTTGGCGGTGATGGTTTCGGGGTTTTCGGTGTCGGTGATGATGGCTGTGGTGGTGGTGCCTACGGTTTGGAGCACGGTGGTTTGGGTTCCGTCGTCGATGGTGGTTTTAACCATGGGGGGTTCTCCTTTTAGTTGCTTGTTTGGTTGTCGGCTATGGCTGTGATTTCGTGTACCGGTTTGGGTAGGTCGAGGTGTTGTATGGTTTTGTTGGCTAGCCGTTTGACTACCCTGTAACACATTTTGGTATAGTGTTTGTTGTCGAGGTTGTGGTATTGTTCCCGCACCGCAATATATAGCAAAGAGTCTTGGTACAGGTCGTCTGCACTGATTGCGGGGTAGTGTGCGGCTATTTTGGTGCATGCCTGGTTGAGTGTGCGTAGATGCTGGTTTGTGGCCCACACCCACGATGCGGTGGTGGCTAGGTCTGCTTTGGTTGGTCGTCTGCTCATGGCATCTCTTTTATCGGGCTATCTGGTAGTTGTTTGGTGTTTTGTTGTTGATAGTGTAGCACACGAGTCCGGGGTTGCCGGTAGTGCCTGTGCGGTGCCGAAACCATGTGGATTCGCCTTCCATGGATGGGCATTGGATGAAGGTTCGTTGTCCTTGCTCGGATATTTCTAGGTGGTGCCGGTGCCCGGCCATCAGAATGTGGGATGTGGTGCCGTTGTGGAATTCTTGGCCGCGCCACCATTCGTACTGTTTGCCGGTTTTCCATTGGTGGCCGTGGGCGTGCAGGATTTGTGTGCCGGCTACTTCGACGGTGGTGGTCATTTCGTCTCGGCTGGGGAAATAAAAGTGTAGGTTGGGGTAGTTGTTGTTGAGCTGGTAGGCTTCTGCGATGGCCCGGCAGCAGTCCACGTCGAAGGAGTCGTCGTAGGTGGTGACTCCTTTACCGAAGCGCACGGCTTCACCGTGGTTGCCGGGGATGGATGTGATGGTCACATTTTTGCAGTGGTCGAATTGGTGGACGAGTTGCATCATGGCCATGCGGGTGAGCCTGATTTGTTCCGTCAAGGGTGTTTGTGTGCGCCAGGCGTTGTTGCCTCCTTGTGACACATATCCTTCGATCATGTCGCCGAGGAATGCGATGTGGACTCGTTGCGGTTTGCCTGCCTGTTGCCAGTAGTGTTTGGCGACTATGAGGGAGTGTAAATAGTGGTCGGCGAAGTGTGCTGTTTCTCCGCCGGGGATGCCTTTGCCGATTTGGAAGTCTCCCGCCCCGATGACGAAGGCCGCATTGCTGTAGTCGGTGTGGGTGTCCTGTTCGGGTTTGGGTGGCTGCCATTCGGCTAATTTATCGACGAGTTCTTCGACCGGGTAGGGGCCGGTTGCGGGTTGGTGGTCGATGATTTTTTGTATGGATCGGCCTGTTTCTCCGTTGGGGAGTGTCCATTCGGAGATGCGTGTGCGGCGTACAGTACCGTTGGCTAGATTGTCGTCGATAGTGTCGATGGCGTTGTCGTGGTTGGCTAGCTGTGTGAGTAGCCGGTCTATATTGTCTATCACTGGGTATCCTCCTCGTGTGTGGTGGTGGCTTGTTTGCGGCGGTAGTCTTTAATTACGGTGGCGGAGATGGGGTATCCTGCCTGGGTGAGCTGTTTTGCTAGCCATGAGGCGGGAATAGACCTGTCTGCGAGGACGTCTGCAGCCTTATTGCCGTAGCGCTGTATCAGGGTTTCAGTTTTGGTTGCCATGATGTCCTATCGGTTGTGTGGCGGGCTGCCATCCTGTGCGGCAGTCGCCGTCGTGTCCTGGTTTGCGTGTGCACCACGTTACGGTTCCGTCTGTGTGGTTGAGTGTTTTGCCGCACATGACGTTTTGGAGATGCTCCGGCAGCTGGTCGGTGTTGTTGCTGGTTTGTGTGTCGAAGAGTGTTTTCTGGTTGGTGAAATGCTCGGACACGGTGCCGTTGTGGACTGGGAGTATCCATGTTTTCCATTGTTGTTGTAGCCGACTGTTCCAGTGGAATTGTTTGGCCGCGTTCATGGCTTGTTTGGCGGTTTTGTAGTAGCCGACTAGTATGCGCTGGTGTTCACTGTCGGGTGGGTTTTGGCCTCGCCAGTATTGTGCCGCGACGGCGTACCTGTTGCTGGCTGTGAAGGTGTCCCAGCAGTATTCTATTATGTGTTGCAACATGCTGTCTGGCAGGCTGTCTGGGTTGATGGTGGTGTTTTGGGTGATGATGTCGCGAATGGCTTGCCGGTTTCGGGTGGTGGGTTTGAATGCGATGCTCACAGTACGGGCCTGTCG